CGGTGGACGGCCACTCACAGAAAGATATGTTCGGCACCGGCACGGTGCCGGCGGCGATCGTCACGGTGGTCAATGGGTGTGGCCGGGATTGGCAGCTCGTCACCGTGGAATGCCGGTTCCTCTCTGCCGGCAAGGCGGTGGCGGTGGCATCGGCCCTGGTCAACAATCTGCTGGACGGCCAGACCGCCGGCGCCGATGTGATCAGCGATGCAACCGGCCAGGCATCCGACGCGGTGGCGTGCCGGCCGTCCGCAGCGTTGTAGGCCGTCCATGGACCCGCGCGATATCCGCGAGATCATCGCCGTCTGGATCGAGAGCTTGCCGGCACAGACCGGCTTGACCTTCAACGCCATCGCCGAGCGGGCGAACCTGACACCGGGGACGATCTCGCGTGCCGCCGGCCGTGATCCGAAGTACGGCAACACGCCGTCACTGACAACGATCATGAAAATCATCACGGCGCTTGATGTGCCGCCGCCGGTCGTGCCTGGGCTCAGTGACCGGGCGCTTGTCGGTTCCGGGCCTGATGTCGAGCGGGTCGGGCCGGTTGGCGCCCAGCCTGATCCCGGTCCGACAGAGTGGATTGTGTGCGGCCGATCTTTACTGCTGTCTGGCTATGTGCCCGGCGACCATTTGCTCGTGGACCCAAGCATTGCGCCGGTTTCCGGCGACGCGGTCATTGCAGTGGTTGACAACATCCGGCGAATGAGATCGGAATTCGTGCTCCGAATATTCGTGCCGCCGTTTATTGTCGGCAATACGTCTGGGGAAACAATCATCAGCCCCGCCGTGGTCGGCATCAACAACACAACACTTCATGGCGTCGTGGTGAAGCAATGGCGCGAGCGTCAGGACGCCACCGTGCGGGCGGGATGAATTCAGGCGGCGTTTGAATGCTTGCGGCAGCGCCAAGACTTCACCACGACGCCGACGATCATCACTTTCTTGCCGTCGACATAAAGCGGCTCGAATTGATCATGGTCGGGTGAGATCGCAACCAGGTGTGGCGGCTTGAAGCGCCGGAACACGGTCTCGGCTGTTCCTTGCTGGTTGTCGTAGTTCTGTGCGATCACCGCGTCGCCGTCGCGCGGCGTTTCGGCCATGTCGACCAGCATCATGTCGCCGGGCATGTATCCGGCATCCATCATCGCCCGGGTATTGACCTCGATCGCGTACTGATCGGGGGTCAGATCATCACCGCGGAGGTCGGGGTCCTCGATCGGGATCACTTCCGGCTCGGCGAAGCCGACCGCCTGGCCGAACCCAGGCAACGGCGGCGGTGGCACCTTGTGCTCGTTGACGATCCGCATGATCGTCGAGGTCGACATGACGTTCTGATAGTTTTCCGGGTTCTTGTAGGCGCGCGTGACGGTGGTCTGGTTCACGCCAGCCTTGCGGGCAATCTGGGTCAGGCTCTTATTGGTCATCTTGGCGACCTGGCCGAGCCATTCGGCGATTGCTTCCTGTGTTTCGTCGCGTGTCACGCTGTGCGTACCTGGCTGCGGATATATGCAAGCCCTAGTGTGCAGCAACGAATTATCCACACAATCTGGTAAAAAACCCTTGTGCATGAGGCCGAATCGCCTTTATCATAGGCTTTAATGCATATTCAAGATCGCATAGACCAGCTCGAAAGTCGAGCCGAGCGCATTAACACCACCCTTTTCATGGTGGCAAAGGCGGCGGGTGTCGACTATTCGGCCATCCAGCGCTGGCGCAAGCCGGATGCCAATCCGACGATGCGGATTTTGAACCGCGACCTTCCAAAACTCGAAACCGCCTTCGCCGAGGCGGAGATCGAAATCCTGAAACACGTTGTGGCGTTGCATCCGGACGCGGCCCGCGCGGTGCTGGCGGGTGAGGAGCCCTCAAGCCAATTCGAGGCGGCCGAATGAGCCGCGGCGGCGATACTCTGGCGGTGCGCCCAGGCGAGTGGCCACGCCACGGGGCGGAAGCCGACCCCGGATACGCTCAGGCCGTGTCGCGCTTGCGGCAACGGGCTGAGGCGCTTTCGCCACGGGCGCGGACTGTCTCCGGCGGGGCAAAAAACAGCCATACGGACGGGCGCGACGCCGCCGACCGCACCATCCCGGCGTCGCGCTCCCCGTTGAAACGTCCCTTGCGAACCCGCGGCGCGGTTCGCGCCGAACTGTTCGATCATGCAACGGCCGTGCTCGAGCATGGCGATCGCACCTGGCAATACGGTCATCTGAAAAGCCTGGCCGACGAGATCGAGGCGTTGTGCTGGCCGGAGGCGCAAATGTACGTCCAGGCGGTGCGCCTCACGGTCGAGGCCGACGAGGCGATGCGCGATGAATGGCGCGTGGTGGCCTTTTCGCTGATGCCCCTGGTTGAAAAGACCGCGCGCGCGGCGGCGGGTGTGTCTTGAGCGCGCTCGATTTTGAAACCGCCGTTGTCCGGCTGACCGCCGCCGCCCATGCCGCGATCAACGGCGGCTCGGATGCCGGCCGGCAGGAACGCGACCGGTTGGCCCGTGCCTGTGACGACATGCACCGGGTCGGCGATTTCGATGTCGACCCGATGGCGGCCCGCCTGACCATGCTGATCTGTGCCGCGCGCATCTATGCCGCGCAAGGGGTCGACGAGGACACCTATCCGGGGCTGGTCGCCGCGTTCAATCTCTACACCAAGGCGCGCCAGCGGATGGCGCGGCCTGAGACGCCGCAGGCGACCGCGCCCTACTGGCGCAAGGAGCCGATGGCATGAGCGGGGCCGTCGCCACCTTGCCGGCGGCCGCGCCGTTCGACGCCGACCAAGCGCTGGCCCGCTATGAGGCGCTGGCGCGCGCGGTCGCCGAGGCGGCCCGCACCGACGAGGTCGCGAAGATCCGCGACAGTGCAGAAGCGCTGCGCGCCTATGGGCAGATCGCCAGGAACCGCGAGATCGAGATTGCCGGCGCCGAGATCCGCATTCGCGCCGAGTATCGCCTCGGCGAACTGATAGCAGCGCAGCGCGAAACCGAGGGTCTCAACAAGGGCGGCCGGCCGAAGAAGGCCGCGCCAACGGAAACCGGGTTCGTCGGCAACCCGGTTTCACCAACCCTGGCCGATGCCGGCATCGACAAGAACTTGGCCCATGTCGCACGCAAGGTTCACGGGCTGGGAAAGGAAACATTCGAAAAGAACCTCGCCGCCTGGCGCGAAGAAGCCGAGGCCGCGCCCGGCAAGGTGCCGGTGACCTTGTTGCGTGGCAAGCGCAAGGCCCGCGAGACCGATGACTTTTACCCGACGCCGCCGGCCATCGTCGCTGCCCTGGTGGCGCGTTGGCTGGCCCCGGCGCAGACGAGTCCGCCCGGCCCGGTCTGGGAACCGTTCGTCGGCGATGAACGCTTTGCGCGGGCGCTGGAAGCATCGGGCCGCACGGTGATCGCCGGCGACATCAAGACCGGTCAGGATTTCTTCAAGGTGTCCGCCGCGCCGGCGACGGTGTTGGCATCGAACCCACCGTTCGACCGCGTTCGCGAGGTGATCGATCACGCCTTTGCCATCGGCGTCGAACAGATGGCGCTGGTTCTGCCCGAACGGCTCTGGGCGTGCCAAGCGGGTCGCAAGCAATTCGAGCGTCACCGCCCGGCGCTCTGGGTCAACCTTGACTGGCGCGAGGATTATCTTGGCGTCGGCGGTGATGCTGACCGGGCGCTGGGCATCGCGATCTGGGACCGCCCGTGCGCCGATTTCTGCAAATACGAAATATGGGGGCGCACATGAGCGCCACTAACGGTTTCACCTGCAACGATATCCTGCCGCGCGTCGCCGAGGCGCCACCTGGCGAGCGGGTGCTGTATTTCCGCGGCGACCTGGCCGGCGCCAGGGCGTGGAACGAGGATCTCGATCTGCTCGCCGAGCGGCTTCACCGCATGGCCGCGCACGGCGAGGTGCATCTGATGCAGCGCCGCACCGGCCTTGATCAATATGGGCTCGGCACCTTCGATTATCTGGCCATCAAGCCGCGGCGCGGCGGCGCCAACGGCAACGGCGCCGTCAAGGCGCTTGCCGCGACCTGGGACACGGACCGGGTCGACCGGCTGCGTCGGCTCGATGCCGCCGGCATCTCGACGGGCACCATTGCGCAGTCGCTGGGCGTCAGCCGCGGCGCGGTGAAAATGAAGCTTGACCAGCTTGTCCACATCGACCGCGAACGCGCGATCGCCGCCCAGGTGACCGCGCGGAAGCTGCAAAAGAACGAAAGGGCCAGGGCATGAGCAAAGAGCGCTCGGCAGACCAAGCACCGCGCCGGGATGGCCCGGTCGGCGGCGCGGTGCCTTTCAGGGGACCTCACTTTGACGAGATCAAGGTGGAGCGCCAGCGCCAGATCGAGGTCGAGGGCTGGACACCGGAGCACGACGATCAGCATGAGTACGCCGACCTAATGACGGCTGCCATGACCTATCTGTGGCACGGCACCGACAAGGGCGCACCGTTGCACGATGACGGCACGCCTTGGGGCTGGCCCTGGGACTCGAGATGGTGGAAACCGAAGGACCGCCGCCGCAACCTCATTCGTGCCGGCGCCCTGATGCTGGCGGAGGCGGAACGTCTCAGGCGCAAATGCCCAAACCGGCCTGTCGAGCACATCAACCACAAGCTTGGGATTGTGATCCGCGAGCTGGTCGCGCATGACGAGGCGGCGGCATGACCGGCACACTCGACATGCTGCAGCTCGATGCCGGGTTCTGGTATCTGGCGACGCCTTACACGAAATATGAAAGCGGCCTGCAGATCGCCTTTTTCCATGCCTGCGATGCCGCTGGCGAGCTGTTGAAGCGCGGCGTGCATTGCTATTCGCCGATCGCCCACACGCACCCGGTCGCGATCTATGGCGGTCTCAACCCGCTGGACCACGAAACGGTGATGGCGCTCGATGCGCATTTCATGGACGCCGCCGCCGGCCTCCTGATCGTCAAGATGCCGGGCTGGGACGAGTCCAGGGGCATCGCCATCGAGATCGATGTTTTCAAGGCCGCCGGCAAGCCGGTGCAATACCTGGACTGGCCGGTATTGGCTGTCGCCCCGAACTCAACCGGCCACCGGGATGGTGCGGCTGGCGGTGGCCGGGCCGGCAAGGGCACTTCCAACAGGGTTGGCGCTGTCGATGACGGCGACGCGGAGACGCGGCCATGAGTGCGCGCGTCGAGCAGATCGGCAACGCCACGCTGTATCTGGGCGATTGCCTCGACATTCTGCCGACGCTGGACCCGGTCGATGCGGTTGTGACCGATCCGCCGTATCACTTGACCGCGAGCGATAAGGCGCCCGGTGGTTTCATGGGTCGGCGCTGGGATGGCGGCGGCGTTGCCTTCAAGCCCGAGACTTGGGGCGCGGTGCGGCGTTTGCTCCAACCTGGCGGTCACTGTGCAGCGTTTTCGGGCGCGCGGACTTATCACCGCTTGGCGGCGGCGATCGAGACCGCTGGCTTCGAGATTCGAGATCAGATCATGTGGCTTTACGGGTCAGGGTTTCCGAAGTCACTCGATATTGCCAAGGCGATCGACAAGGCCGCTGGCGTTGAACGCGAAGTCGTGGCCGAAGGAAAACCGATCAAGCGCATGATTCTCGGCGCCGATCAGAATGCCGGCGGGTCATGGCTCAAGGATAGTGGGCGCGACTATGTGCCGACAAAAACCCGCCCAGCGACAGACGCGGCGCGGCAATGGGCCGGGTGGGGCACGGCACTGAAACCGGCACACGAGCCGATCTGTCTCGCCCGCGCGCCGCTCGAGGGCACTAACGTCGACAACGTGCAGCGCCATGGCACCGGTGCTTTGAATATCGACGGGTGCCGGGTAGAAACCAACGAGGATATCAAAAAAATAAGACGCAATGTTGCCCTGGGTTCGTCTGGCACCGGCGTTTACGGTGAGGCCGGCGAACCTGGCGTCTATGAACAGAATCCGCGTGGCCGTTGGCCGGCCAACGTGGTTCATGACGGTTCGGCCGAGGTCGAGGGTTTTTTTCCCGAGGTGCCAGGTCAGCGCGCGCCCGTGACTGGCGCGGAGCCATCGGCAAAAGGCGATGCCGGCAGCGCGGCACGATTTTTCTATACCGCCAAGGCGACGGCGGACGAGCGGGCGGGTTGGTGTCGTGCGTGTGCCCGCGTGATCGAGGCAACCGAGCGCGAGTGGCACAAGGCGCAAGGCCACGAGATCGCCTTTCACCCGACAGTCAAGCCACTCGATCTGATGCGTTGGTTGGCGCGGCTGGTGGTGCCGAAGGGCGCTCTCGTGCTTGATCCGTTCATGGGCACCGGCTCGACCGGCATCGCGGCGCTGGCCGAGGGCTGCCGGTTTATCGGCATCGAACAAGACCTGACCTATTTCGAAATCGCCTGCCACCGTCTGCGAGAGGCCGCCGCGCAAGGTGATCTGTTCGCTGATCCGGCCACGGCGGAGGTCCGCCCATGACCGACCGCACGGAAAGACGGGCGTTTCTAAAAGACGCAATCGAGGTCATCAAACAGGGCCTGGCAACGGGCGATGGCGTGGCGGTGGTCGCGGTGACCGACGAGGGTGAGAGGTTTTCGTTCAAGGGCCGTTTTGCGTTCCGCAGCAACGCCGCCCGTGTTGGGGCTGCTATCGCGGTTCTCGAGGACATACGCGATGACACGTCCTGTGACTGTGAGGCTTGCGAAGCCAATCGTGCCGTCGCCGTCAAGGCGCTAGCCGGATTTTGCGACGAGGTCGCACCGAGGGTGCTGCACTCATGACTTCCATCGAATGGACCCATATCCCCGGCTTCAAGGGCGAGAGCTGGAACCCGGTGGTCGGCTGTTCGCTGGCTTCGCCGGGGTGCAGCGGTTGCTATGCCATGGGAGAGGCCGAGCGCATCCAGCGCATGACCAAGGGCCGCACCGGGAACGCGGCCGATACGCATTATTTCGGCACCACCAAGATCGTCAAGGGCAACCCGGTGTGGACCGGCAAGGTGGTGGCTGCACCCGATCATATCGTGACCAAGCCGCTGACATGGGCAGGCCCGCGCGCGGTGTTTGTTAATTCCATGGGCGATCTGTTTCACGAGGACGTGCCCGACGAGTGGATCGATCGGGTGTTCGCGGTGATGGCGCTATGCCCTCAGCACATTTTCATGGTGCTGACCAAGCGCTCGGACCGGATGCGGGCATATTTGAACAATGATCCGCGCGATGTAATCAACAGCCATGCCGGCGTGATGATGCATTGGGACGATATGCCAGAGCGCGCCGACTGGCCGATGTCGAACGTCTGGCTTGGCGTCAGTGTCGAGGATCAGGCCCGCGCGGATGAACGCATCCCCGACCTGCTGGCGGCGGCGGTGCGGTTCGTGAGCCAAGAACCGGCGCTGGAGCCGGTGGACTTCAACACGGCGTGGCACGGCGAGGATGCGCTTGATCCAGAGTGTTGTCGCGATTGCGGGTGGTGCGAGCAGGGTTATCCGCCGCTTTGGAATTGCCGTCGGCAGGAGAGTCCGGATCTTGCGCGCGGGCGATCCGGTCTCGATTGGATCATCACCGGCGGCGAGAGCGGCCCGAACGCCAGGCCGATGCATCCCGATATTCCGCGCTCGACCCGCGACCAGTGCGCGGCGGCCGGCGTGCCGTTCTTCTTCAAGCAATGGGGCGAGTGGGCGCCGGTCGATGTTGATGCGGACGGCTGCTATCGGAACGCGGCGACTGGTGATGCGGGTAGCCCGCTGGTGAAATTCGGTACTACGCCGGAATATCGCCATGGGCCTGGACGGCCGAGCGCCATTTCCTACCGCGTCGGCAAGAAAGCCGCCGGGCACCTGCTCGACGGTGTCGAACACCACAATTGGCCGGAGATCCCCGGCAACATGGGCCGGGGCTTTCGCGCCGGGAGTGGACCGTCTCCAGCCGAAGGGAAAAAGACAAACCAGAAAGGACCAACGTCATGAAAACCAAGAGCGGTATCAAACTCGGCAGCCTGGTAAGGGATATTTACACCGGTTTCCAGGGTGTTGCCGTCGCCAAGACTGAATGGCTCTACGGCTGCTCGCGCATCTGCATCGAGCCGCAGGACCTCGACAAGGATGGCAAGCCGGTCGACCAGCAATGGTTCGACGAGCAGCGCATCGAAGTGATCAAGGCCAAGGCGCCGAAGGTGAGCGGCGACAGCAAGGCGAAAACCGGCGGGCCGCAGCGGGACCCGGTGCGCTAGGCCCGGCCATGAGGCTCGATCAGATCAAAAAGGCCGTCAGCCTGGCCGACGAGCTGGCGGCGATCGATGCCCGCTTGGCGATGCTCGATCAAGCCGATCTGACCTTGCAACTCAAGCCGGACGGGGCTGAGGGCCTGACGATCGTGCCAACGGCCAGCTTCGCCGCCGATACCAAGTCCCGCCTTGCCCGCGAGTGGCACACCGAGCGCGACATCATCACCGGGGCGCTGGAAGCCCTGGGCGTCGCGATCAACACGCAAAAGGAGACCTGAGACCATGGCACAAATCATGGAAGTGATGGACGAACTGATCGACGACAGGATCGACCGCGACGAAGCATACACGCGCATCGGCAACATACTGGAACGCTTCCGGCGTGAAGTTGAGATCAGCGCCAAGGGCAGCATCGAGGATCGGCTCGACGCGATCGAGCGCGTGCTCGCTGCCAATATTCCAGCAAGCGCCCTCTACTACAAGAACGACTCAGGCGTGTTTGTGCCGCTGGTGAAGCAGGTTAGCTCCAATGGCTGACTATGACAGCACGGCCGAACGGCTGGGCTGGTGAGGCGCTGTGATGACCGATTATGAAATGAAGGTGTTGCGCGACATCGCCGGTGAATACGTGCCGGATCTGATCGCTGACGCGGCGCTTAACCAGGCGCTAGAGGCGCTTGGCGGGTCTGGTTATATCGCCGCGTGCCCCGGCGGCATGGCTTTCGTGATCACCGACAAGGGCCGTGCGGCTATCGCCAAGAGCGATACTGATGGATTGACCCCCGCCGACCGCGCCAGCCCGGAGGTCGACTGAGCATGTCGGGCGGTTCAAATATCGACGTGACGGCCGTCAAGGCGCGGACCGACCTGGCAGACGTTGTCGGGCGGCTCTCTGGCGTCGCCTGGGACCGCAAGAAGTCGAACCCGCGCAAGGGCGATTATTGGGCCTGCTGCCCGTTCCATAGCGAAAAGACGCCGTCATTCCACGTGACCCGCACCTTCTACAAGTGTTTCGGCTGCGGTGCGGCGGGCGATGTGTTCAAGTTCCTGGCTGAATTTTCAGGCCTCGATTTCAAGGATGCCCTGGCGTACCTGGCCGGCGAACTGGGGATCGCCAGCGACGGCGGCAACACGGTACGGGATTCCAGCGCCGGGAGTGGACCACCTCCAAACGAAGGAAAGAATGGTGATACGGCCCGCCAGCCTGATGATAGCGACAGGCGCGCGAGAGAGCATGACTTCGCGAAAATTTTGGGTATTTGGCGTGGCGCCGAGCTGGCCGAAGGGTCGCCGGTCGAGACGTATCTCAGGCGCCGTGGCATCACGTGTCCGATCCCGGCGACCTTGCGCCATGCGCCTGACCTGATGCACTGGCCGACCCGAACCCGGCACCCGGCCATGGTCGCGGTGATCCAGGCCGGTGACGGCCGCGCGATCGGGGTTCATCGCACCTACCTGGCGGCAGATGGCGCGGGCAAGGCCGATGTCAAACCGGTCAAGATGGTCGCCGGGGCCATGAAAGGCGGCGCGATCCGCCTTTGCCCCGTGGCCCGTCACGTGCGCTTTGCCGAGGGCATCGAGACATCGCTCGCGGTGCTGCAGGCGACCGGCAAGGCGTCCTGGGCGGCGATCAGCCTGCACAATTTCGGCGTGCTCGATCTGCCCGCCGAGATCCGCGAGGTGACGATCTGCGCCGACAACGATATGGCCGACTGGCGCGAGGGCCGCCGGACCGTGAAAAAGGCCGCGAATGCGCTCGCGCTCATGGGGCGGACGGTGCGCCAGGCATGGCCGCCCAGGGGCAAGGACTGGAACGATGTCTTGCAGGCGGGGCGGCATGAGCGATGACGCCGTCAAATCGGGCATCGACGGCGCCAACGTGGTGCGCCTGCCGACCGCGCCTTATGACGATAGCGTGATCGAGGCGATCAACGAACAATTTGCCCTGGCGCTGGTCGGGTCGCGGGCCGTGATCCTGAAAGAAAACGGATCGGACGCGCCGGTCGGCGAGCGCATCCAGTTCCTCTCTGAGGCCGCCTTCAAGGCGTGGTTCGCCAACCACCCGGTCAACTATAACGACCGCTGGACCACCTATGGCGAGCTGTGGCTGAAATCGACCCAGCGGCGCCAGTTCGAGGGCATCGAGTTCGTCCCCGACAAGGACGGCGCGGGCGGGCGCGAGGGCTATTACAACCTGTGGAACGGCTTTGAAGTGAAGCCGGACAAATCCGGCGATTGCTCGCTGTTCATCGAGCACATCGAAAAGGTGATCTGCAACGGCGATGCCTCGCTCTTTCAATGGGTGATGGCGTGGTTCGCCTCGCTGTTCCAGCGCCCGCGCGAACGCTTCGGCACCTCGCTGGTGCTGCGCGGCGCCATGGGGGCGGGCAAGACCTTGGTCGGGCGGGTCATCGGGTCGCTGATCGAGCCGCATTATTGCCTGGTCGATTCCCCGCGCTACCTGACCGGGCAGTTCAACGCACACATGGAGGCCTGCCTGCTGCTGCAGGCCGACGAGGGGTTCTGGGCCGGCGACAAGACGGCGGAGGGGCGGCTGAAGTCGCTGATCACGTCGGATATCCAGATGATCGAGCGCAAGGGCGTCGACCCGATCCGCCTGCCCAACTACGTGCGCCTGATGGTCACCTCCAACGAGGACTGGTCTGTCCCGGTGCATATGCGCGAGCGCCGCCACGCGGTGATCGAGGTTCCCGAAACCCGCGCCCAGGATCACGATTATTTCGGCAAAGTGATGGACCAGATGAACGCACCAGGCGGGCGCGAGGCGCTGCTCTGGGAACTGCTCAACTGGAACCTGGAGCCGATCAACGTCCGCGCGATCCCGGCGACCGACGCCATGTTTTCGCAGATGGTGCGCTCGTTCGAGAGTTTCGAGGGCTGGCTGCATCAGCGCCTGATGGACGGCGAGCAGCTTCGCGGATCTGGCGAATGGGTCGATTGGGTGCGCACGCAATACCTGCATGGCGATTACGTGAAGCACTGCGAGACCTTCAACATCAAGCGCCCGGTCGACGAGTTCACCTTTTCAAAGAAGCTGAAAGAGATCATGCCGGCCCTGTCGCGCCGCCGGCGCAGCATCAAGGTGCGCAAGAGCGAGGAGGATGGCGAGTACGACGAGATCAGGAAGTGGGGCTACCTGTTCCCCGAATTGGACGAAGCGAGGGCGGGATTTGAGCGCGCGGTCGGTTCACCGATCGACTGGGCGGGCGGTGACTAGGGCGTAAGTGTCCCAGTGCCACTGGGACATCACCGGCAAGTGGGACACTGAATTGCCCTTGTTTTTCAAGGCGCTGTCCCACTTGGCCCAGGTGTCCCAGTGATTTCCGGCCCCATATGCGCGCGCGGGCATGAAAGGTGTGTTTTGTACTAGGACAACTGGGACAACTGGGACACCGCGTTGATTTTGTTGACAAAAACCCTGTCCCACTGCGCGTGAATTGTGGGCCGCAGTGGGACACACCACAAGATGTTGATTTTGGCGTTTTCGGACTGATTGCAGCACGGCACGGGGTTTTCGCGCCGGAAGTGGACCATCTCCAGACGAGGGATAACGCGACATGAACACACAAACCGCGCGAGCCGACATTCGCGCCGTAGCGTTGAAACAGCGCGCCCGCATGGTCGGCGAGGCCCTGGCCGCTGATCCCAGGGCCGGCACGGCGCTCGGCCGTTGCCTGTTGCTCAAGTCGATCAGCCGCTCGCAATATCGCGCCGGCCTGCAGCTCGAGGCGCTGTCGCAGCTCTACACCATTGGCATGGGCCTGCCGGCTGGCCATGCAAGGGCGCTGGACGTGACGCGCATCCCTGGCGGTCCGCTGGGCGGACGCGAGATGAAGCCGGCCACCGTGGCGCGCATCCGCCGGCGCTATGACCAGGCGCGCACCGTCCTGATGCGGGCCAACGTCGATGCCTACCGCACCGTGCCCTTGGTGGTGCTTGAGGATCACTCGCCAACCATCGACCACCTGTTGGCGCTGCGCACCGGCCTTGACGTGCTGCGCGCCCATTTCGAGGCCGGCGGCGGACGGGGAAACGGCAAGCGGCCGAACCGGGTCTTGGCTTGGTGGGAAGGCGACAAGCCGGCGATCCCGCCGGAGTTCTGGGAATGATGTTAGAGCAAGGGCGGATAGTTCCCGGCCATGCTCCGCAATATCTTCCATCCCTCCAAGATATCGATCATGATCCACCTGTCGACAAAGACCCAAAGCGTGCCCAGGGCATAGATGATGCCGGCCATTGCCATTGCTCGGTCAGCACCACCGAACATTTCCAGCATCTGCCGGCGTTCGTCCATCTGATCCTCTTTCGGCCCAGGTTTAGGTGGATCGATTATCACCCGCATATTTTGGCCAAGCCGATAGAATCCGATGCCAGCCAAGGTCAAAAGGATAGCAATGCCGCAGGCGATGCCGATCGAGACCAGAAGTTTGAGCCCGATGATCGTGATGATTGCGAACAATCGGGTTGTCTGTTCTGTGTTGGCGAGGCCGTTCAACGCGGCGATGACGATGGCGACCGTCGAAGCCGAGATCGCGGTGAGTGGGACGATAAAGAAATAGACCCAATAAAAGCGCCTGAGCGGCAGGTCTGGTTTTCCGGGGTCTCTTGGCTCCGACTTCGCGGTGGTTTTCTTCGGTCGCGCGACCATGGCGAATACCCGATATCGATGCGTGAGGCCGACGCTACAGCGCGCGCCCGCTCGGTACAACCGGGGGAGGGTTTCCCCCGGTTTCAATGTCCAAAACGGGGGGTGAGGGTGCCGACCCTTTTAGCGTTCGATTATCGGCACAAAGCCGCGGGGTTGACGAGGCGAGCCGAATCGAAATAGAGGTCAAAACATCGAATATGAATTGTTGCGCCCGGCGCCGGAAACGGTCAGCCGGGTTTTTCTTTGGCGGCGGCGTGGAAAGCAGACACGCAGATTGGTCGTCGCGGGATAGTGGTTAGGCTTGATGTGTGAACGAACGGGCCGATGGCTGTCAGCAAGTAGCACGTCTCGCGGTGGACGCTGACCGGAAAAGCTCGCTAGCCGGAGTAGCGCCTGGCCCGCCAATGAGAGATACCTGAGAGCACCATGTGACGGGACCGGGGAGGCGTTCTGCATCCCCGGTCCTGCTGCGGGCGTTTGGAAAGCCACGATGGTCCTGATCGTCGATCTGTCGGACTTCGAGAAGAAGGCCAAGCAATTGGGCGGTGCCATCGACCAGGTGCCGTTCGCCCTGGTCAATTCGCTCAACACTGGCGTCTTTGCTGCGCGCCGCGAGATCGTCGGCGAGGTGTGGCCGTCATCGGTGAAGGTGCGCAACAAGCGTTTCCTGACCTCCGCGCTCCGGGTCGACAAGGCCAAGGTCGGCACGTTCCGCGCCGGCGGTGAGGCATCGGCCTCGCTGTTCGACACGCTGGGCCGGGCGCATTTGCAGAAGCACGCGCGCGGCGGCACCAAGGTGCCGAAGTCCGGACGGCTCGCCATCCCGGTGTCGGGTAAGATCAGGCGCACCTCCAAGGGCGTGTCGAAACGCTGGCGTCCGAGGGCGCTGGTCGGTGACCGCTACAAGGTCTTGGCGCGCGGTATCTTCGAGGCGGTCGGCGGTCGGCTGCAGGCGCTGTACATCTTTGTCACCTCGGCGAAGATCAAGAAGGCGTTCCCGTTCTATGAGACCTTCGAGCGCGTGGTCGCCAGGACGATCAACGAGGAATTCCCCGCCGCCTTCCACCGGGCCATGGGGTCCAGGCGGCGCTGACTTGAGACGGGCGGCAATGCTGCGCTAGGCTCTGGCCCATGAACGGAGGGCGATCATGACCAAGAGCGAACAGGAAAAGCAGACCGACCTGCTGGCACTGCAGACCCACGCCGGCCCGGCTGCGCTGGTTGCGGTGGTGATGGCCGGTCTGTTGTGGTGGTTCGCCGGCCTTGGGCTGGTTAGCTCCGCGCTGATCGGCTTGGGTTGCGGTCTGGCCTGGCTGTTCTACGCCAAGCGCCAGGCCACGGGACGCTGATAGGTTTTGGGTCCTTCCTGACCCCCACCCCCCGCGGGGCACGCGCGACCATGATGGTTTTCTAGTAGCCCGGCGCGCAAGCGATACACGCAAAACACGGGAAAGGTTGAGAGGCTGCACGGGTCGCCGTGGCGGCGCATGTCCATGGGTGAACTGGTCTCGATCACGGAAGCGGCCAAGCGCCTGAGCGAACCCGGCAACAAACTCACGCGGTCCAGTCTGAGCCGATACGTGACGCGCTATGCCGATGCGCTGAGCCCGGTCAAGCAGGGGCGCACGACGAAAATCGATTTCGACGTGCTCGAGCAACACCGCCGCGAGAATGTGAACGTCGAGGAAGCCGCCGCACCGGCGCCGGCATCGCCGGCCGCCGACATCGAGATGAGTGCCAGACGGCGTAAGGCGTCGGCAGAAGCGGAACTCAAGGAACTCGATCTCGAGCAACGGCTCGGCACGGTTTGCCCGGTCAGTGAAGTCCGGGGCGCCGCCCGCGAGGCGGTGTCGATCCTGACCTCGAAAGAGGGGCAAGTGGTGGCCGAACTGGCCGAGGTCATGGCGGCAAAACTCGGCGTCGATGCGCCGGTGTTGCGCCCGCACCTCAAAGAGATGGCCAGGCGGCTGCGAATCGAATTCGCCGTGGCGCTGCTCGAGCGCGTCGATGTCGTGACTGGCACGAATGATCCAACGGAGACACGCACGAAACAATGACCGATCCGGTTCGCCAGAAACTGCCCGGCCTTGCTGCCGGCGCCGCTGTGCTGTTCGCCGCCCTGGCCCTGGCGATCGAGCCGGCGCCGGAACTGAGCGTTTCGGAATGGTCCGACCAGCATCGCGTGGTCGCCGCCGAATCCGGTTCGCCCTATCCGGGCGCATGGCAGACCGACCGGGTGCCGTTTGCGCGCGAGCCGCTCGACACCTTGCATCCCGATCACCCGGCACGGCGGACTACGTTCGTCGGCTCTGCCCAGGTGGTCAAGACCGAGCTGCACGTCAACTGGTTCGGCTATATCGTCGACCGGGCGCCCGGGACGCACTTGGTGGTGTTGCCATCGCTGGACGAGGCGACAAAGTTCAATCGGGTCAAACTGCAGCCGGCGATCGACGCCAGCCCGAAAATCCGCCACCGCGTGGCGCGCGAAAACAGCCGCGATGAAGGCGCGTCGACCACGGCGTTCAAGCGCTTCGCTGGCGGCTTTTCCCAGATCGTCACCGGGTCCAGCTCGAAAGGGCTGCAGTCGGTTTCCATCAAATATCTGAGCCTTGACGAGGTTTCAGAGTTCCCCTGGGACGCGGACGGTCGCGGCGATCCAGTCGACCAGGCCCGTGCGCGCCAACTCGCCTATGGCGATGACGCCAAGGAACTGGCCACGTCGACGCCTGGCATCATCGGCGCTTGCCGGATCACGGCGATGTACGAGGCGGGCGACCAACGCCGGTATTACGTGCCGTGCGGTCATTGCGGATCGTTCCAGCGCCTGACATTCGACAATCTTCATTTCGACGAGGAAAAGGGCCGCGTCCTGATGGCCTGCATGGGCTGCGGGGTGCTGATCGACAACGTCGAAAAGCGCGAGATGCTGGCCAAAGGCGTCTGGATACCGACTTTCCTCGAGGACGGCGAGGAACCGATCCCGGCGGTGTTGTCGCCAAAGGAGATCGAGGCCAGGCGCTGTGATCCTTGCGAGGGCCGGTGCCGCGATCGGCAGCCGAGCTATCACATCTGGGCGGCTTACAGCCCGTTCATTTCTTGGACGTTCATCTGGGAAAAACACCTCGAGGCGGAAGGCTCGCCCCTCAAGCTCAAGGTGTTCACGCAACAGATCCTCGGCGAGGCTTGGGACGAAACCCATGAGGCGCCTGACTGGGAGAAGATCCTCGCTGCGCGCGAAGATATCACGCCGCGGATGGTGCCGCCTGGCGCGCTGCTGCTGACAGGGTCGGCCGATGTGCAAAAGGATCGCATCGAATGGGATGTGTGGGGCTGGGGTCCGAACAGTGAAGGTTGGTTGATAGACACCGGCATCGTTGAAGGTGATCCGGCAACGCCGACCCCCTGGCGCGCATTGGTCGACGTGATCATGAAGCAATACCAGGCCTCGACCGGCGCCACGATGTCGCTCGACCTCTTCGGGGTTGACTCCGGTTATCTATCGCCGAGGGTCTACACTTTCGTTCGCGGCCGGCCCAATGTTTTCGCCCTCGACGGCCGCCATGGTGAACACCTGCCGCCGCTCGGTACACCGCGCCGGGTCAACACCAAGAATGCCCGCGGGCGGATCGTCGCCAAGGTCAACCTCTACCCGGTCGGAACACACGGCCTCAAAGCGCTGGTGATGGCCGGCCTGCGGTCATTGATCGAGGGTCCGGACGAGGCGGGCCGTTGGGGCGCCGGCACTTTGCACCTGCCGCATGGCCTGGTCGATGAAGGCTACATCAAGCAGATCACGGCGGAATCGCTTGTTGAGCGCAAGCGCCGCGATGGCCGGATCAAACGCGAGTGGGTAAAGGCCTATGGCCGGCGCAATGAGGCGCTGGACAAGGTTGTTTATGCCCGCGCCCTGGCGTGGCGGCTCGGCCTGGACGAAATGACGCCGGATCAATGGCGGCTGCTGGCGCAACAGCGCGGCCAGGTGCTGCAGGATCAATTTGATCTGTTCGACAAGCCGTTGACCCCGGAACCCGCGCCAACGCGGAAGTCGGAAGCGCCGCGCGATGATTATCTCGGCGACCGGGCCGAGGAATACTGGGGCAAGACCTGATGGCCTATACCCAAGCCCAGATCACCGCGCTTGAGGAAGCGATCGCGGCTGGTGTGCTGCGCGTTTCTTACGATGGCAAGTCGGTTGAGTATCGCTCGCTCAAGGAAATGCGCGCCATTCTCGCCGAGATGAAAGCCGAAAGCGACCCCGCGGTGCGGGTACCGCGCACGCACCTGGCGTCCTATTCGAGCGATTGATCCGATGAACCGGCTGGAAAAGGTCATTGCCTGGGCTGCACCGGGCTGGGCGGCGCGTCGTCAATACTATCGGTCGGCGCTTGATCTTTCGCGTGCCTACGATGCAGCCAAGATCGGGCGGCGCACCGAAAGCTGGGTTGCGACCGGCAATAGCGCCAACGCGGAACTGCTGGGCGGCCTCGACCGTATCCGGTATCGCTCGCGCGATCTGGTACGGAACAACCCCTATGGCGCCCGCGCCGTGCGATCGCTGGCGTCGCACATGGTCGGCCGGGGCATTATTCCGCGGCCGTTGGGCTTGAGCGAGGCCGCGGCGAAGAAGGTCAACAAGAACTGGAAGAAGTTCGTCAAGCATTCCGATGCCTGCACCGGGACCAACTTCTATGCGCAGATGCACCTGGCGGCTCGCTGCATTGTCGAGGCTGGCGAGGTGTTGCTGGTCTGGCGCGATCTGCCGAATGGACCCTGCCCGTTGTCGGTCGATGTGCTCGAGCCGGACTATATCGACACGGCCAAGACCGAGCGCCGCGGCGATGGCGTGATCCTGCAAGGGATCGAATTTGATGCCCAGGGGCGCCGGGTCGCCTACTGGTTGTTTGACGAACATCCTGGCGAAGTGGTGCCGACGCGGGTCGGCTCGTTCACCAGCAAGCGGGTGGATGCCCGCCATATCGATCACATTTTCGATGTGCTGCGCCCGGGCCAGGCGCGCGGAGCCCCATGGCTTACTCCGGCAGCGCTGCGGATGCGCGATGTCGACGAGTACGAAGAAGCCGAATTGTTGCGCAAGAAGATCGAGGCTTGTTTCTCGGTGTTCGTGCGGCGCACCGGAACCTCGAGCCCGGTCGGCGAGGTCGCGGATTCCGGCGGCACCAAGATCGAACGGATAAGCCCGGGCCTCATTCACTACCTGGACGCCGATGACGAGGTTTCATTTGGTACGCCGGCCGCCGTCCAGGGCATTGCGGAATATCTCAACGTCAACCTGCACGCGATCTCTGCCGGTGTTGGCACGACCTATGAAATGCTGACCGGCGACCTGTCGAAGGTCAACTATTCGTCGATCCGCGAGGGAAAGCTCGAGTTTTGGCAATCGCTCGATCACTGGCAATGGCACATGCTGGTGCCAATGGGGTGTGACCCGGCCTGGGCGCGGGTTCACCAAGCCTATGCCAGGTTGGGCAAGGGGCCGCGCGAGATCCCAGAAGTCGAATGGGCGATGCCGCGGCGTCCCTTGGTCGATCCGGATAAGGATGGCAAGGCGATGGAGCGCGACCTGCGCATGGGCCGTGCGACGTGGCCGCAGATGGTGACCGAAGCGGGTCGTAATCCGGACGAGCAACTCGCGGAGATCGAGGAATGGAAGCCGCGAATTACTGTCGCCGGCGTCACCTTCGATTCGAGCCCAAGCCCGGCGCCCGCCGTGGCTGATGACAACAACGGAGACGGGACCGATGACGATACGGAAGATGATGACCCGCCGCGAGCCGCAGCCAATGGAAATGCGGCAGGGTTCATTTGAGCCGGCCAGTGTCCGTGACGACGCGCGCACCATCGAGGTGGTCTGGACCACTGGTTCGCGGGTTCTGCGCCGCCGGTTCTTTGGTGATGATTTCATCGAGGAGCTGGTGGTCAGCGATGACGCGGTGCGTCTCGATCGTCTGAATGCCGGCGCCGCCGTGCTCAACACGCACGGCAGCTATGACCTCTCCAATCAGCTCGGGGTGGTCGAGCGGGCCTGGATCGAAGGCGGCCAGGGTCACGCGCTGTTGCGGTTTTCCGAGCGCGAAGATGTCGACCCGCTGTGGCGCGATATCAAGTCCGGCATCATTCGCAATGTCTCTGTCGGCTACGCCATTCATCGCCGGGAAATTACCGAACGGGACGAAGGTCCCGACGAGCATCGGATCACCGATTGGGAACCCTACGAAATCTCGATGGTTCCGGTTCCCGCGGATGCCGGCGCGCAGACGCGCAGCGGTGAGGAACGGGTGTTCCCCTGCGAAATCATCAAGCGTGATGATGGCCAGGCGGCGCGCACACGAATGCGGATGCGGGCCAGAGCGGCCGGTCTGTAGCACTCGATAGACATTAGCAAGACTGACACCGCCTGCGCCCCGCCGGGGCCGCAGGACAACGGTTTATTGCCCCGGCAATTCAAAAAGGAGTGAGACCTATGCGGGTTTTGTCCAAGGTCAATCTGGCGGCTGTTGCACTTGGGGCCGCTTTCGCCATTGCCGTCACCGCGATGGTGTTCGGCGTGCCATCGTTCGCGGAACTTCCGGCGTTTACCGAACTTGATTTCGTTGACGTGATGACGGCCAGCCCGGTGCTGATCGCGTTGCGTAAGGATCTGGCCGCGCTCGAGCGCCGCGCCAAGGACAAGATGGCGGAAATCACTGACGGCACGTCTGATGAACGTGCGCGCGAGATCGAGGACGAGCACAAGGGCATCCTTGCCGAGATCGAGGATGTCCGATCGAAGATTTCCGAGGCTGAGGCCGAGGCGGCGGCAGCACGGTCGGCACCAGGTGGCGACCAGGCGGCAATCGAGACCGTTCGCGAGGAAGCCACAGCGGCCGAACGCGCGCGGATCGACAACATTCGCCAGGCGGTGCGTGACTTCGGTTTTGAGGAAGCCGAGGCCGACGCGTTTATCCGTGATGGTCAGACGATCGACCAGGTGCGCGAAGCGCTGCAGCGGCAGTTCGCCGAGCAGTCAAACGAGAACCTGCCCGGCCGCACGCCGGTGCGGGCAACGGCGTCCGGCCGTGACGAGCGCGAGTCGCGCATCGAGAGAATGGGCAATGCCCTGGCGCATCGTGTCAGCCCTGGCGATATCGAGCTTGATGATGGCGCCCGTGAGTATCGCGGCATGACACTGATCGACATGGCGCGCGATTGTCTCGAGGGCGAAGGGGTCAACACCCGTGGCCTGACCAGACTCGAAATGGCCACCTTGGCGCTGGCAGCCGGTTCAAGCCAGCTCGGGTTGCGCGCCGGGATGCATACGACCTCCGATTTCCCGATCATTCTCGGTAACGAAGTCAACCGCCGCTTGCGTGCGGCTTACGACAAGGCGCCGCGGACCTATCGCCGGATTGCACGGCGGGGCACGGCGACCGACTTCCGCCCGTTGATCCGCGCCCAGATCGGTGATGCGCCGCGTCTGTTGAAACTCAACGAACATGGTGAGTACCAGCAGGGCACGATCGGTGAAGCGTCCGAGCAGTTCCAGCTCGATACGTTCGGCCGGATCGTCGCGATCACCCGGCAGACCCTGGTCAACGACGATCTCGACGCCTTGTCGCGGTTGCCGCGGGCCTGGGGTGCCGCGGCCGGCGCCCTCGAAAACGAGATCGTCTGGGGCATCATCACGACCAACGCGGCGCTGACTGACACGATCGCACTGTTTCATGCCAATCACGGCAACCTTGCCGGCTCTGGCGGTGCGATCGCGGTGGCAACGATCGGCGCGGCCCGTACCGCGATGCGCAAGCAGACCTCACTGGCGCCTGGCGGCAAGCGCGATGAGAAGGGTTACAACCTCCGTGTCGAGGCGGTCACTTTGTGCGTGCCGGCCGCGCTCGAAACGGTGGCGTTGCAGTTCACGTCCCAGAACATGGTCCCGGTCGAGCAGGACAAGATCAACCCATACAGCCGGTCGCTGACACCGGTGATCGAGCCGCTGCTCGATGAGGCGTCGGCGACGGCGTGGTATCTGGCGGCAGACCCGGATGCGATCGACACCATCGAATATGCCTATCTCGATGGCCAGGACGGCGTCTACACGGAAAGCCAGATGGGTTTCGAGGTTGACGGCGTGCGGTTCAAGGCCCGGCTCGACTTCGGCGCTGGCGCCCTCGACTTCCGCGGCCTGTACAAGAATCCGGGCGCCTAAGCGGTCGGCTTCCGACAAGGCCTAGCAATTGACGGGGCGGTTCTTCGAGCCGCCCCGCTCTCGTTCACCGAGGAGAATGGAACAATGAAAAATTACATCCATAGCGGCGAGTTCATGACGGTCACCGCGCCGGCCGATGTGGTGTCTGGCGCCGGCGTCCTGGTCGGATCGATGTTCGGCATCGCCACGCATGATGCATTGACCGGCGAAGATGTCGAGATCAACACGGCTGGCGTCGTCGCGATCAACAAGAAGTCGGCGCAGGCCTGGACGGTTGGCGCCAAGGTCTACTGGGATGGCACCGCCAAGGAAGTGACCACGACATCGACCAGCAATACGCTGATTGGCGTGGCCGCGGCTGTGGCTGCAAACCCGTCTGCGAATGGCGAGGTGCGCCTCAACGGTTCGTTCTAGCGGACCGATGCCCGTCGACTTCGACAAGCTTGTGCTCGGGCCGGCCATGGCGGCATTCGGCCGGCCCGTCACCTTCGACCCGGTGAAATCGCAGCCGGGGGCGCCGGTGTTCGAGGTCCTGGGCGTGTTCGATAACGAGCATGTCGAGGTCGAGGAGATCGGCGGCGAGGTCTATCACTCGACGGTGCAGCCGACGCTCGGCGTCAAGCTGTCCGATTTCACCGTTCCGCCGGAACAGGGTGACCGTCCGACGATCGACGGTGTCGTCTATGAGGTCCAGGACCCGCAACCGGACGGCCAGGGCGGCGCAAAGCTGATCTTGAAAGAGGTGGTCTGATGTCGTCGACACTGACCGCGCTGCTCGATGCGACGGCCTCGCGCCTGGTGACCGCCGGCCTCTATAGCGCCGGTGGCGGCGTCAAGAAGTCGCGTTATGACCCGACCCGAGACAAGAACCTGCCGTTGTGCCTGGTCTATGTGCGCCGCGATCAGGTGCGCGCGGACGGGTCGGCCAACCACGGCGAACCGAAATTCGTTCATGCCACCGAGATCGCCATTCACCTGGCCGAAACAGGCAACGATGGCGAGGAGATCGAGGCGGCGCTCGGCGTGGCCGTCGATCTGGTCTGTTCATCGCTGCTGACCGATCCGGTCTGGCTGGACCTGATCGAAGGTGTCGACGGGTTCGACGTCAATTATGGGTCGGCCGGCGAAGGCGCGCAGCGCATGGTTGAGGCCGCGATCTTGTTGACGGTGCGCTATCGCACGGTGTGGCCGCCGGTGGTGACCGACGATTTCGCGTCGTTCGTGGCGAAAGACCCGGTCGAGGCGCCCGATCCGGAAGATCCAAACAAGGGCAAATACGGCGTCGACGTGCAACCGACCGATAAGGCGGTCGAGGCCGAAATCGAGTTCCCGATCGAAACCGAATAGGAGCGAAACGCATGTTTCTCAAACCCGCGCGCGCGGGCCTGATCGTGCGCGACCCGATCAGCCGCGACCCGCTTCCGCAAGCCGGGGCGGAAAAGCCGGATACCCAATTCTGGCGCCGGCGCATCGCCGATGGCGATGTCATCGAAGCCAAGCCCGAAAAACGCGCGCGGACCGAAACCCGCCGCAAGGTCGACGAGGAGAAATAAGCCATGCCAGTAAGCTTCAACAACATCCCGGCAAATCTCCGGGTGCCGCTGTTCTATGCGGAAGTCGACCCGTCAAAGGCCGGCACCTTCGTGGTCAACGAGCGCGCGCTGTTGATCGGCACCAAACTGTCGACCGGGACCGCCACGGCCGATGTGCCGGTGCGCGTGGGCGGCAAGGACGATGGCATCGAGAAGGCGGGCCGCGGCTCGCAGCTCGCGCGCATGGTCGAGGCGTTCCGCGCCAACAATTCCAATCATGATTTGTGGATCGCGCCGGTCGATGAACCCGGCGCCGGTGTTGCCGCAACCGGCAAGATCACCACGACCGGAACGGCCACGGAAGCGGGCACGGTTTCGCTTTACGTCGCCGGCCAGCGGGTCCAGGTGGCGATCGCCAGCGGCGATGACCAGGACGCGGTCACGACCAAGATCGTCGCCGCGCTCGGCTTTGCGCCCGACCTGCCGGTGACGGCCGCCGTCAATGGCGGCAATCCCGACGAGGCCGATCTGACGTGCCGCTGGAAGGGCGAGACCGGTAACGACATCCGCGCCGAGTTCAATGTCCTGGGCACGCTGGGCGGTGAAAAGACGCCGGCGGGCCTCAGTTTCGCGGTGGTGGCGATGGCCGGCGGCACCACGGCGCCGGCGCTCACGACCCTGATCGGGAACCTGGGCGATAACGAGTATGACGTGATCGCCATGCCGTTCACGGACACCGGCTCGCTGGACGCCATGAAAACCGAACTGGGCGACCAGGACGGTGGCCGCTGGGCCTGGGACCGGCAGCTCTATGGCCATGTCTACACGGCCAGGCGTGACACGTTCGCCAATCTCGGCACCGCCGGCAATGCCCGCAACAACGGGCATGAGAGCATTTTCGGCGTCGAGGTGGCACAACCTTCGCCGGTCTGGGAACACATCGCGGCGCTTTGCGGCGAGGCTTCACGGGCGCTGCTCAATGACCCGGCCCGGCCGCTGCAGACCCTGCCGCTGGTCGGCATCCTGCCGGCGCCGCCGGAGAGCCGGTTCACCAAGCAGGAACGCAACACGCTGCTGCATGACGGCATCGCCACGACCTATGTCGATGACGCCGGCACGGTGCGGATCGAGCGGGCAATCACCACGTTCCAGACCAACGTGTTCGGGGTCGAGGATAACGCCATGCTCGATGTCAACACGCCGGCGACGCTGGCCCGGGTGTTGCGCGAACTGCGCCAGCGGATCACCTCGAAGTATCCGCGCCACAAACTGGCCAACAACGGCACGAGGTTCGGTGAGGGCCAGGCGATCGTGACGCCGAATGTGATCAAGGCGGAGATCGTGGCGCACTACCGGTCCATGGAGTTCCAGGGGTTGGTCGAAAACGCCAAGGCGTTCAAGGACAACCTGATCGTCGAGCGCAACGTGACCGATCCGACCCGGGTCGATGTGTTGTATCCGCCCGATCTGATCAACCAGCTCCGCGTGTTCGCGGTGCTGGCACAGTTCCGCTTGCAGTATCCGCCTGACCTCACGGCCTGACGCGGGTTCGTACCGGCAGCATTAACGAGGAGATTGACACGATGGTGAACAAGATCGCCGGCACCGCCTACATCAAGGCGGATGGTCGGCAGTATTCGGCGCGCGGCAACTTCACCGTGATGGTCGACCCGTTCGAGCGCGAAGGCATCGCCGGTCAGGATGGCGTCCACGGCTACAGCGAAAAGCCGGTGGTGCCCTACATCGAAGGCGATATTTCCGATTCGCCAGATTTCTCGATCGAGGATTTGCAGGCGATCACGGATGCCACGGTCACCCTGGAGACGGCATCGGGCAAGGTCTACATCCTGCGCAATGCCTGGGCTGCGGGCGTTCGCGAGCTTGATACCGAGGAAGGTAAAATCCCGGTGCGGTTCGAGGGCATGAGCGGCGAGGAGATCAAGTCGTGACCGACAAGATCACGGTTACCCTCTCCAAGCCGGTCGAGGCTCATGGCGAGACGGTCAAGAAATTGGCCTTCCGCGAGGCAACCGGTGGTGACATCGCCGCCCATGGCTACCCTTTCACGATCGCCGCCGATGGCGCGTTGCAGCCGAATGCCGGTGTCCTGACCGCTCTGATGGCGGCACTCGCGGATGTGCCGCCGTCGACCATCAAGGCACTGACTGCCGGCGACTGGAACGCCTGCATGGGGGCGGTGCTGCCGGGTTTTTTGGGCGAGGCGGAAGCGGCACCATCGATGACTGCTTCGACCTCGCCTACTTCTTCCACACCGACCCGCAAGTGATGCTCGCTCTGCCGCTGTCACAGCTCGCGCTGTGGCAGGCCCAGATGGACCGCATCGTCGACGAAATTCAGAAATCAAAGGACTGACCGATGGCCGGAGCCCTCGACCTTCGCGGCACCGTCACGATGACGGACCGCGCCACGGCCCCGCTGCGGCGGGTCCAGGGCCAGATCGCGCGCATCAGCCGGCGCTCCGGATTGAAGGCGCTGGCGACGCAAGGGCGTGCCGTCTCCCTGGCGCTCGGCAATGCGGCGCGCGCGGCCTGGCGATTGACCGCGCCGCTTGGCGGCCTTGCCGGTATTGCCGGCGCTGGCGGCCTGGCGGCGGTCGGCTTGGCGGTCAAGAAGTTCGCCGACCAAACCGACGAGCTGGCGAAGTTTTCGCGGCAGGTCGGCTTTACCGTCCAGTCGATGCGCGAGTTGAAGTTCATCGCCGATCGCCAGGGTGTCAGCCAATCGCTGTTGGCGACATCGCTGATTGCGATGAACAAGCGGATCGGTGAGTTGAAGGCCGGCACCGGCGGACTCAAGACCTTGCTCGACAAGACCAACCCGGCACTGGCCGAGCAGCTCAAGACCGTCAAATCAAGCGAGGAGGCCTTCGGCCTGCTCATGGGCGCCCTTGATGCGCTGCCGAACGTCGCTGACAAGTCCGCCCTGGCCGCGGCGGCCTTCTCGCGGTCTGGTGTGGCGATGACCCGGGTTGCCGAGCTGGGCGCCGATGGCTTTGTACGGATGCGTAAGGAGGCCCGGCACTTTCTCGGCACACTCGATGCTGGCGCCGCTGGGAACGTAGAGGCCTTCAAGGACCGCATGGCCAACCTGGGTGCGGCGATGGGCGGCCTGCGCGACGCCATCGGCAAGCGGCTGCTGCCGATCCTGACGCCGCTGGTTGACAGTCTGTCGCAGTGGATCGCGGCTAACCGCGAGCTGATCGCCTCGAAAGTGTCTGGTGCGGTCCTGGCGCTGGCCGATGCCCTGAAAACCGTGGATTGGGCCGGAACCTTCGCCCAGATCAAGGAGATGTTCTCGGCGATATCCGATCTCGCCGGCAAGGTCGGCGGGTTCAAGACGATATTGGCCGGCCTCGGTACGCTGATGGCCGGCCCGCTGATCGTGGCGCTTGCCGGCGTGGTCAAGGCCCTGGTGTTTTTGGCGGGAGCCTTGTTGGCGACGCCGGTCGGGGCCATCGCCCTGGCGATCGGCGCGGCGGCGGCGGTGATTGTCACCAATTGGGACAAGATCAAGCCGGTCATCGAGGGCCTGAAAGAGACCTTCGCCACCTTCGTGAAGTGGTTCAAATCGAATGTGTTCGACCCGATTGTCAACCTGATCAGCCGTATTCGCTCGACGATATCGAGCATCGGATCGGCGGTGCGTGGCCTGTTTGGCGGGGCTAAGATCAAGGGCGGTGATGGGAGCGTGTTTGGCACCGCACCGGCGGGCAAGGCGATTGGCGGCATGGCCCGCGCCGGGCATCTCTACGGCGTCAACGAACACGGCCAGGAATTGTTCGCGCCCGGTGCCGATGGCCGCATCCTGTCGTCTGGCCTGTTGGCGCGTGCGCTGCGTGCCGGTGCGGCGCCAGGTGGTGGTGGCCAAACCCGCGCGGAACTGGACATCAACATCAAGGGCGCGCCGCCCGGCACCTCGGTGCGCTATGCCGAAAAGGGCCACAAGCTGTTTGAGCGTCCCCGGTTTCACACCGGCCGGGTGATGGCGCCCGCGGGGGTCCAGATATGAGCTGGCGGGAGCGCTGGCGCAAGGCGAGTTTCCGCGGCGTCGAATTTGAGATCGAAAGCGGCGCCAAGGAATCCGGCCGTCGCCATGTCGTGCATGAGTACCCCAAGCGCAACGAGCCTTTCACAGAGGATCTGGGGCGCCGTGCGCGGCACTATCCGGTCACCGGCTACATTGTCGGGCCGGACTATGACCGCGACGCAAAACGGTTGCTCGAGGCCTGCGAAAAGGACGGCGCCGGCACCCTGGTGCACCCGACGCTGGGCGAGCGGCGGGTGATCTGTGATGTGGTCGGCATGGTCGAAAGCAAAGACCAGGGCGGCATGGCCATTTTCGACATGCAGTTTGTCGAGGCCGGCCGGTCATCGTCGCCGGCGGTCGGGGTGGCCACCATCTCGCAGATCGTCGCGGCTGCGGCCGGGCTGATCGGTGCGGCGCAGACCCACGTCAACGGCAGGCTTGGCTGATGGCCGACCCATACGATCTTGAAGAAGCCGCCGGCGTGCTCGAGAAGGTGGCGGCGCTTTTTGCCGGGCTGACGATCGCCGATGCACTCTGTGCGGCGCTGCTGTCGCGGCTTGCCGCCGCGCTCGAGGCCGACGCTGATATCGTGGTGACCGATGCCACGGCCGG